TTCACAGTCGATGGGTAAGCCAACAGCCCTGATAATGTTATCTGTAATCCAACTGGCGTAGGACGCAGTTTCATCCCAATCGATACCTATAGCACCGGATTGAATTAAACAGTTCTTTATTTGGCTACCGTAGCTGGAGACAGTACCATTAACAACTTGAATTGCGGCGGTACTAAAGCCCGTTGCAGCCCCAACACCTATTGCAGAGAAGTAACAATTATCAACAATAAATACCGGGCACTCATCAATTCTAAGACCTATTGTATCTGTAGCCTTAAACGCAAATTGGCAATCATGAAATTCAATACCGGTTTGGCCGTCAATATCCCATAGAATGCCACCGGCGTCATCATCCCAGAAGTTCACATTGTAGAAACGGCAGCCCATATAATCTGCAGTAGCGGCAGTCGGTATTACATGAGCACCTATTAATGTAGGACTTTTGCGAAAAGCATCACTACCAACGCCAATAATATCAGTCTTTTGAGCCAGCGTAGTGAGGTCCGCGGTTTCCTGGTCGGCGGTATAATAAATGATATTACGATCAGTAGCATGGCCACCACTTGCAATCTTGGCATGACTTAATGCCATAGCTTGGGCAAGAGTTTTAACAGCCGTTTCCCAGCTAAGTCCGTTCTCGGCATCACTACCATGATTGTTGTCACAATAATATATCGTTCCAAGACCCGCTGCAGGTCCGAGACTGCCGGATATATTGCAATTTCTAATGGTTGCCCCCTCAATAAGCCAACCTTTACCTACATGGGTAATATACGTTTGACCCATAACCATAAAGGTAATTGCTGCCAGCATAATTCCGGCAAGAAACCAATTATAACGTCTCATCTTCGTACTCCTTAAAGGAAGTTAATATTTATGTTTCAATTTTAGTCGTTCGGCCCAACACAATAACCTGCTATACGGCTCCGGTTGACTTGACCACGTGGCAATAGTCGGTCGCCTTGCAATCACCATAAAACCGAATTTTAAACTGTGCCTTGATGTCGCGCTCCCATGCCATATCGTTCTTGTCGTCCCGGCGCGTCAGTACCTGTAAGGGAATGACTTCCTTCCAGACAAACTGACTCTTGAAGTCACCGAGATACCAGATTATGCTGGATTGAGCATCAAGGTATGGACTCGACAGCACTTTGAACTTACCGGCGTACGGGTTCGGCTGGGCGTTTGCACCGCCAATAAGGACGGACGATTTGTAGATCGACTCGGCAACCATCGTCAGGGCTATGGGTACGAGTAGAATCTTATTGAGTCCAGTAACGATTGGGTCGCCCTTCTCATCCACCATCAGACCAAACAGCACAACTGCGGCGTTGATGTCGGTATGATTGACCAAAGCGTTGGTAATTTGATTGCTGGTCCTATGGGGAGCGGTCGTACTCGTACCGTACAAGGCGGTCCGGGTAACGCTCTCGGCATCGGCGGAACCGACGTACCATGCATAATAACCGGAAATGTCCTGCACCGTATTAAGGATCATCTTCTCACGATAAATTGCAGCGTCCCTACCAATCATACCGGCACGTCTGATTATCTGCCCGGTCTGGTCAAACATCAGGGTCTCTTCGGTAATGTCGAGAATTTTGCCGTACTTCTCGCCAACGATCTGTACCCACTTCTCCTCAATTACGCCAGTATGCTGGTAAGGAGCACCAGGTCCAACCTGTTCGATTGCACCGCCGGTGGAGAAGCCCGGAATCCTATCAATCAACAATTTGGACGTCATCGCATCGACAAGCTGGTCGCCGATTGTCGGAGCGTCGTTGTATGCCGCCATAATCTTCTTTGACAGCAGCTTACCGGTAACAAGCGGGAAGGCCGTTGGATGGACGGCCTCGTGGATTTCCTTAATGCTGAAGTCTTCCGGCTTCATCGCTGGCTTTTCACCGTCCATCAATTCATCCATCATCCGACACATACCTTCTATCCGCTCCGGTTCCGTCCTACCAAAGCTCTGATATACGTCACTCATTTTCTTAATCTTGTTAACGAAACTCATATTCAGTCTCCTTTACAATGTGGCCTTCACATTTAAATTAAAATTGTTAGCTGCCAACTATCAACCTTGAAGCGTGTTAAGCAGTGATGGCAGTAATTTGACCATAACACCAGTGAGTGTGGTACTGGTCTTGTTTTCCACACAGTACCCGATAAGCGACGTAGTACCTTCAACAATGGTCTGGTCTTCACAGTTAGTACCGTCGGAGTAGACTTCAACGCCATCACCAATATGGATTGCCGCCGCCGTCTTCTGCACCAACTCCCAGACACCGGCGGTAGCAACCAGCAAGTCATCGGTCTGACCGTTCAATGACTGACTCATTGCAATACCCAAAAGCTGGTCACCGGCCTTTTCACGGTCGGCTGCAGCATTACCACCGGTAACCATATAGGTAGCCGGGCAGCCATAGTTAATAGTCAGAGTGGCATCTGCATCAACGTCGGCCTGTATTATCCGGCAGATGAAGTCACCTATCTCAACCACGGTGGTGTCGTCAACCGGCACTTTGATGAGTTCCTGGTCACCCCATCTGTAATAGTTTTTATTACTCATTATCTTTACTCCTTATAATTTAGGTTAATTTTTCCCTAATTTCCTTCTTCTTGATCTCCGACGACCGTTAGCTTGTGAAGGTGTCCTTGAACTGCTCTTTCGTGACCTTGCCGGTCTGTCTGCTTTGACTGACGCTCTTCTCGGTGTTGTCGTGTACGCCACCAGGCTCAACGACATCAATCCTGTCCTGTATGAGGGCCTTTATACCATCCTCAACCGAAATGGTCTTGTCCCCGTCCTTGGTTTCCTTCACCTGTAGAAGTTGTTTACGGAAGGCATCGGTCCTTGCGTAATCCGGCAGGTCGCTTTCAGCAATCGCCTTGTCAACCAATATCTCGCGTTCGGTCCTGGCCTGCTTGACCTCAAGCTCGTCCGCCTTCTTGACGGCGGCGTCCCGCTCCTGGATTACCTTCTCCACCTCCTCATCACGGGACTTTGCACCTTCATCGAAAAAGAGTTTTTCCAGATCCGGGCGATTGGTCCTAACCAGTTCCTGTGTTAAATCTTTAAATTCCATTTCGTTCTCCTTAGATTTTGATTTGGTTCGTCTACTCTGAAATAAGCTGATGGTGGCCGCCGGGTCCTCTACCAAGTCGATGGACGGCTTGAAGCCGTACTTGGTCCTCGGTGTAAGCTGCTCAACTATCTCAATATCATTCTTATCAATTGTAATGATCCCACCAGCATGAATGCTGTTACCTACGGCGTGCGGCGTCCTCTCCGCAATGCTCATCACCTTTCTGGCGTTATCACAGTCCCACAAATGTAGGTCACCATATATCATATCACCTTCCCGCCTCACGTTCTGGTATACGCCGTAGCCGCTTCTTACCCCTCTTGATTCAACCGTACTCTGGTTTTCCCTTTCGTGGTCAACACGTGCCAGAGCACTCTCAAAAACTCTAACGGCGTCACTTAAGGCTCTGTCCGTAAATATACGAAATATTTTATTATCTGTGTCATAGGCTTCAGTTGAAAGAATGGAGACATGATTAATAATATTGTTTTCCTTATCAATCTTCGAAGTCTTTAAGTCAACAATAGTAAGGTTTTCTATGTCTCTCTTTTCTGGTTTCATTTTTAACTCCTCATGATGCCTTTTTTATATTAGTGCCTATCATAGATGATCCACATTTTGGACATTTGGTTTCCTGACATGGTGTATTCCTATTATGCTCCATTTCATAACCACACTTGAGACACCTACAGTATTTGGCCCCACCAATCCCCTGTCTCGGACCACCCTGACCTTGGCCCTCTCCGAGTGCCTGTCTCATTTGTCCGATCTCTCTATTTCGCCAAGCTTCATAACACATAGCCTGTACCTGATCTTCAGGTCGACCCGGACTTGCCTCTTTTTCAAAGGCTATACATCTCGAAACAAAGTGGGATTGCTCCTCTCCCTTTCTTGGCGTTGGAAGCGGCATTGATAATGTCCTTTACATAGTTACAATCTTTCAACCTTATATCAATCCTCTATAAGAGGTCTTCATATAAATAATACGCTCACCGAACTATTCCTGTTTGCAGACTATCTCTGGCCAACAATAACAGTGAGGATGTAGCGGAATGTTCGGCGGCTCGTCCTTCGGAAAGTATTCACCCTCGTTGTCCTCACACTCCTCACATGGGTTTCCGGAACCGGTACGCCATATGTAACCCAAAATCCAATTTTTCTCCATACCGTACCTGAAGATGCCCTCGACAAAGCCCCGGTTAATCTCCGTCCCCGCCAGTCTTAAGGCATTCTTGTACGCCGAGCGGTATACTCCTGGACCCGGATGAAATTCCTTAAAAGCCAACCCACGGAAGGCCTTGGGAAGGCCCAAATAGCTGCGTATATTACGGCTGACCTTATCAGCGCTCATACCGGTCAGGACCGCAAGGTTTATCTGATTTC